TCCCATCGCCCCGCCAGCCGAACCCCAGGATCCGACGCGGAACCATGACGCCGGCCTGAGCGGAACCCGACAGAACGGCATGACGGCGCAACGGCATGACGTTACGACGCAAGAACGTGGCGACGTTGCGCCGTCGGGCGGTTCCGACGGCGCAACGTACGAACCGCGGGAAGCCGCGCAGCCGGACGGCGATCCGCCGGCGGGCACCAGCGCCCACGACGACCCCGACCCTGGCGACATGTGGGATGTCTGGGAAGGAGCCGACGAGGATCAGAACCCGCAGAGCGGAGACGGCGGAGGAACGTCCGAACGTCGCGACGGTTCTCCAACCCAACGGGAAAACGGCGTGACGGCGCGATGGCGAGACGGCGAAACGGCGTACCGTGATGATGGAATGCAGTCCGACGGGTTTGACGGCGGACAGGCGGGACAGGTTGCCGTAGATCCGATGCGGTACCAGAACGGATTGCCGGCACAAAAGGACAACGGCAAGACGGCACGCCAGAAGGACGGTGCAACGTCAACATGGCTGAACGGCACAACCGCACGACGGCAGAATGTCATGACGGCGGAACAGCCCCAGGAAGGCGCGCAGGACGACGGCTTCTGGAGAGACTGGGATGGTGACGGGACGGGCATGCCGGAACAGCGCGACGGCATGCCGGCATACAAACAGAACGTCACGCCGGGAGAACAGTACGGCGGTATGCCGGCAGACCGTCAGAACGTCCCACTGGCATACCGTCCCGATGTGGGAACGGCTCCACGTGACGCCACGAAAAAAGGAAAGGGGATGGCTGTTCTCATAGCCATCATCGCCACCGCCCTCACGGTGGTGCTCGCCTGCGGCGGATACGCGATCTACCTCACGGTACAAGGCAAGCAAGAGGAGGCAAGACAGCAGGAGATAACCCAGCAGGCGAAGAACGAGCTCACCCAACTGCAGGGCAGGTGGGAGCGCATGCAGGGGGAGTCGTCCGCCCTGATCACGCAGATCGAGGACATGGGATTGAACGACGACCCGCCAGTGAAGAAACTGATGGAGAACCTGCAGACGGTCACAAAGCAACGCCCCATGACGTCCACCGCACTGCGCAAGGCACTGCGTGAAGCGGACACGGCATACAAGAACCTGAACGACAAGTACGGAACCCTCATGGACAAGAAGGCCGAGGAGACGGGCAAAACCCTCCAGTCACTCATACAGCAGGGGGAGGGGTTGAAGGACGCGCCGGATTCGACCGGCAAACAGGATATGGAAAAGCTGATGGGGGAGTGGAAGGGAGTCCAGGTCACCAAAGACAACCTGAAGGACGCCGGCGACGCGGGGGAGCAGCTGCGCCAGCTGGTCGCGAAGGTCGCCAAGGAGAAGGCCGACAAGAGAGCCAAGGATGACGCCGAGAAGAAGGCGAAGGAGCAGGCCGAAGCCCAGAAGAAGGCCCAACAGCAGCAACAGCAACGCTCGCAGTCCAGCAACGGCAGCGGCTATTCGTACACGCCGCGACGCCAGTACACGCCGCCGAAGACCACTCCGACGCCCACGCCGAAGAGGCAGACGACCACGCCCGCCCCCACGCCGACCCCGACGCCTACGCCACCGCCGGGCAACAGTGGGACGAACCTCTGAAAGCGGGAGGGCCGGGATCTTCTCCCGACTCTCCCGCTCCGACGCCCCGTCAGGGGCGGTCATCACCAGATGACGTCTTTGCCGAACTCGCCATCGTCCCCGTCTGCATCCTCCGTGTCCGGGGTCTCCGGGACGGCGGGCTCGGGTTCCGGCGCGGGCGCGAGCTGCTTCTTCGCGCGGGTCGTGCGGCGCTTCTTCACCGGCTTGGGTTCCGGCGCGGGCGCGAGCTCCGGATCAGTGATCTCCCCGGTGGTCTCGTCTACTTCGGAATCCTCGTCGTCGTCCATCATGGCCGGTTCCGCGTGGCCAACCTTGCCGGTCTCCGGGTCGAAATCGGGGGCGTTCTTCTTCAGCCATTCGGCCGCCGCCTGAAGGTCCTCGTCGCCGAAGATCTCGCCGAACGAGTATCCGCCGAGCCTCACGCCTCCGCCGATGATGAACACGGCCTCCAGATGGCAGGAGACGCCGGCGCCGGCGGGACTGGTCCATGCCTTGAACGTCACGCCCAGCATCGCGTTCTGGCCGGAGTACACCCACTTGTTCCACAGTTCCTCGATCTGCAGCGCCTGTTCGCGCTCCTCGTCGGATTCCGGCATGAGGATCGGGTCGGGCAGCTTGACGAACTTGTTCGCCTCGGACAGGTAGTAGATGTCGGGGCGGCGCTTGGCCTTGGCGTTGAGGTACCAGTGGTTCGCGCGTTCCGGGTACTTCTGGGCGGCGGTCATCTGCTTGGCGTTGTCGCCGGTGCCGTACGTCTGCACGTCGGTGTCGCAGTCCTGCATGGCGCGGGATGCTGTCTGGATGGTGGCCTTCATCCATGTCTTCTTGGCGACGGCGTTCTTCATGGCGTTCGACTGGCCTTCGCGGAGCATCTTGATGTTGCGCGCCTGGGACGGATCGTCCTTGTCGAACAGGACGGTGAGGCTGTATGACGGTTTTTCCGCCACCGTGGTGCTGAAATGGCTCTTGACGTATTTCAGCAGCAGCATCGCGTTCTTCAGGTGGGCGGGGTTCGAGACGTCCTCCAGGGCGTCCATGTCGAGTTCGGGGCGCTTGGGATCGTCTTCCGCGGCGTCGTAGTTCTTCAATGCGTCATTGATGCTGTCGGCGTGCCCCCGGTCGGCGTCGTCCAGCAGCGCGTTCTCGTCGAACTCCTGCACGAGGTCGGGCTTGCCGTTCTTGTCAGCCTTGAACGACTGGGCCTCGTAGAGGCGGGGCCATCCGATCTGCACCACGCCGGTCTTGACGAGGGTTGACAGTTCCTTGCTCATTGGTTCTCCTATCCGCCCCGGCAGTCCGGCGGGGATTCCGCCGGATGGGGGCAACATGGTTCTTCTTTTGTGAGGACATGAACCAATATACGCAATATTTTGGACGTTGATTATGTTCGGCGTGTCGCCTTGTTTTCCAAGGTTATTGACATGTTCACATCAACTGTGATATGCAAGTTTTTGAAGTCGCGTATACTGGTAATCGTCATCATACACCAAGAGGCCGGAACCCGTTTTCCGACCCCGACTATCTGCCGGAGGCGCGGATGAAACACTCGCTGCTCAAACAGCTCCGCCTGAAAGCAGGCAAAACAAAAAAAGAGATGTCCGAACTCTGCGACGTCAGCGTCAACACGTACACAAAGTACGAGAACGACACCGACGGCATGCCCCACGGCCTGTACCTGCACGTGCTCGAATATCTCGAAACGTCCTCACAGATAAGGAAAAAGATCATGAGCGAAACGATTCCGGCAACCGCGAGGTTCCTCACCCCGGAAGAACGAGACCAGGAGGACAAGCGCGACGGGTACACCGTGCCCATCCCCGAAGACCTGACCGAAGAGTTCCACCCCTCGCAGCCCGTCACCCCCAAGCAGATCGTCGCATGGGAGACCAAGGGCATCGAACCCTACCCCGGCTACGAGGAGGAGGAGAACAACTGGGCGAAGCGCTGGGAGGAAGTCAACCGCGCGCAGCTCGCAGCGGACGGAGGCGGACTGCACGTCGCCGACCCCGTGGACGTGGACCCCGAGTTCGACCCGGAGACCGGGGAGCCGGTCACCTACGACGAACCCCAGATGGTCGTCGAAAAGAAAGGCGGCGAGACCCGGCTCTACGTTGACGAAGCCGACCTGACCGAAGAAGAGCTCTCCGAAGGCGACATCACGGACAGCAGGGAGGGGGAGTGACGTGAGCCAGCGCGCACACACCCTCGACATCGACGACCCGGAGTATTTCGCGCTCCCGTCGCTCGACCAGAGCCAGCTGAAGCAGTTCCTCAAGAACCCGGCCGACTGGGCTTTCGCGCGGCTCGGCGGCGAGGAAAGCCAGCCGACCGACGCGATGCGGTTCGGCACCGCGTTCCACGCCTTCCTGATGGGTACGGGCAACGTCGTCAGCCTCGACGAAGGCGAGACGTACAAATCCGCGAGGAACAGGCAGTGGCGCACCGAGCAGGAGGCCGCGGGCAACATCGTCGTCTCCTACAGCGACCTGACGCTGCTCAAGCGCATGAGGTCGAACATCGAGAAGATCAGCGGACGGGACGGATACCCCGACTACATGGGCATGATCCAGGAGGGGACCTGCGAGCAGGCCATCGAATGGACCGACGCGGCGACCGGGCTGACGCTCAAGGCGAAACCCGACCTCATCCCCGCCGGAACGGACTTCCTTGTGGACCTGAAGACCGCGGCCGCAGCCGACGAGGACTCGTTCTCCCGGTCTGCGTTCGACCACGGGTACCACATCCAGGCGGAGTTCTACCGTCAGGCCGTCGCCCTGTGCCCGGACGGCATGTTCAACCGCGGGACGCGCGTCCCGAAGTCCGTGCAGTTCTGGGTGTTCGAGAAGACGGGGGCATGCGACTGGCAGCCTTTCACGATCAGTGCCGAAAGCCCGATCGCGGAATTCGCGCGGACCAGCATCCGCCAGGCGCTCACCGGCATCAGCCTCATGGCCTCTTTGGGAGCCGAGGCCGGTTACGGCGACAAGGATTCGGCCGACACGGCCGCGAAGTGGATCCTCGCATCCGGGTACGGGAGCGTGGAGATGCCCGACGGCAGCGTGCTGGCCGCCGGCTATGACAAGCGACCGAAGGAGCTGGGGGTCCCCGACTGGGCCCTGCGGAAGGCGATGCTCACGGTCGGGGCCTGACGAGGCCGAAACGCCATACGGCATCATCGGCGCCCGCAGTCCGGAACACGGCTGCGGGCGCCGTCGTATTCGGCACATCGGCCACACGACGTGATACACTGTAAAAGTTCACACAGTCAATTCGGGGAAGGATCCAAAAACGGCGGGACAGACACCCAGGCGGCAAACGGCGAAACCGCTCACCGCCAGACAGCGGGAAGGATACCGGCTCGACCTGAGCATCCCCGTCGCATGGTGGAGCGGCACCGACACCATCCAGACCGAACGGCGCCGCGCCGAACGACGCGCGCTGGTCAAGGTGTACGCCCGGCGCGAATGGCATGCGCTGAAAAAGTCCGGCGGAGCCTGGAAGGTCGGACGGTTCCTCGCGTTCATCACCGTCAGCCACCCCGGAAAGGGCTACATGTTCCCCGCCCGCGCCGCCGAAACCGTCAAGCCGATCATCGACGCTGGAAGCGCCGAGAAGCTGTGGGAGGACGACGACAGCCTCCATCGGCATTCCACCATCTACGTGCAGGCGCCCGGAACCCCGCCGGCCGGACACTACGCCATCAGCGTGTACATCGTCCCCGTGCCCGACAGGCTGCCGGCGTTCCAGATCACCGGAAGTCTGTACCCCGCCGCGTCACGCCAATGGGACGGCATGCTGGACAAGCCTTCATGGCCCGACGGGTACGCCGTCACATTCCACGTGGACGACCGCAGGTGGATCACCAGCAACTACACCGACAGCGACCTGCTCGCCCGGCAGCGCGGGGCCCGCAGATCCCGCACGTGGGGCGACGGGCGCGGTTTCGGCGTGCGCGCCAAGGTGACGGCCGACCTGACGGCGGAAGCCCTGCTCCAGTGGCGCAGGCAGGCGTGCTGCGCGTACGACAGGTTCATCGTCCTCGCCGGCGTCGCATACCCGTACGGCGTCGACCGGGCCGATCCGGACAACAGCGCCGAGACCGTGAACGCCATCCTACAGGCCGGGATCACGGCCGGCGCGTGGCAGGACGTGACCATGAGGCATTGCAAGGGCGTCGCGTTCTTCCGCCTCCCGAACCTGAAACGCAGGGGAGTGCACGAGGTGCGGCTGATGGTCCTTCCCGTGCCGGAGGGATTCCAGCTGTCGGGCACGATAGCGGACATGGCGGAACACGCTTGGGCGGAGCATGACAGGAGGTGCGCATGAGGGGACGGCTGATCGCGTTCGCGGCGTGGATGCTGGGCGGCGCAGCGCTCGTGGCCGCGGGCTTGGCGTACGCCACGTGGGCGGTGCCCGTGGACGGGATGCTGGACATCAGGGAGTCCGTGGTGACCATGATCCTCCTCGCGTCCGGCCTGGGCATGATGATCCGCGCGGCATGCATCCCGCTGCGCTCCGCCCTGCGCGCATTGCGCAGCCTAGCGAAACGCCGCAAGAGGGGCGACGACGCGAAGCAACCGCCTCAGAATGACGGTCATGGTCGATTCTCTGATGGTTTTGGTCGATTCTCGGCTAGGATGGTTGACGTCGGCACAAACCACGAGAACAAGGAGCAGACATGGCCGTTTGGGATCCGAAGAAACACCTGAGAGACCCGTTGGGACGATTCCGCAGCATGAGCCTCGAGCCCGGCTGGCACGAATACCGCAGGGGCTCCGAGATCAAGCAGTACTACATCAACGACATGCGGCAGCTCGCGGACGGCTCGAACATCCTCCACATGAGCGCCCAAGGCCGTGTAACCGGCACCGCCAGGGATTCCGAGCCGATCGAACGAATCCACATCGTCGGCACCGACGAAGGCGAGCAGATGGCGATCGCCGCGAGCGGACAGACCACGTTCGGCGTCATCAACCACGACAAGCCCGCCCCACCCGAAACGTTCAGCCTCAACCGCGGGCACGAGTTCCAGCCCGTCGCCCACGGCCTGCCGGAGCACGAGACCGCGTTCGGCGGAACCCCGGAGCAGCTCAGCGGCCGCAAGGACGGGCGCGTGTACGACACGCTGAACGCACGGAAGGCCGAGCAGGCGAACCGGGACGCATTCGACGACCCGAAAGCCAGGGTGTACTCCGTCGACCCGCAGGAGCTCGCCGAGAGAGCCAAGGACGCGCGAAAATACTACGAGCGCGAGTTCGGCCTGGGCGAGGCCACCGCCCGCGAAATGCCCGTCTACGTGTACATGGACCGCAAGGGCAACGTCAACGTCACCCCCGTCTACAAGCCGGTGCGAGACGAGGACGGCACAATCCAGATGCGCAAGCTCCGCAGCCCCAACACGCATGGCGGCGGCGGCAGCGTGAAACTGACCGGATCAGACGTGACGCGCATGAGCCGCGCCATGCAGCAGGACGGTCTCGACCGCGTGGACATGACCATCAGCGGAGGCACCAACCTGAACCGCAACGGCAAGCCGCTGCGCAACGCGCTCCACGTGCGCAAACTATACCGCAACCCCGATTCCGGCGACTACGCGACCGTGTGGGGCACCATCGAAACCAAGAACAAGGGCGTAAGCCAAGTGCAGGCCACCGGAAGCTCGGAGAGCCAGCAGTCGAAGCTCGAATACCTGAAACAGACGCGCGAGGTCCGAGAGCACGCAGCCCGCAAATACGAGAACCCACAGGACCCGGCCACGGCGGCGAAGCTCATGCGCGTGAAATACGGCAACCGGACCTACAGCAGCGACGTCACCATGACGCCCGGAAGCAAGGACGGCACGGCGTTCGTCATCCGTTCCGCGAACGGACACCTCAGCCAGAAGGTCAACGCACAGGGGCGTCCCATCGGGCTCGTCGCCAACGACGGGGAGGGGTTCGCCGCCCTCTACAACCGCGGCAAGGGCTTGGACGGCCGCATCGGCCAGGAGGACGCGCAGAGGCTGTACGACGGAAACTTCCGGGTGCTGCGGTCGGACAGCTCCATCGGGTACTATGCGCCGGACGGCTCCCCGACAAGGGGCGTGTTCCAGCGTGACGGGGAAAGCTACACGTACGGCCCCGACGGCCATCCGCTGCGAGTCACCCGCAGCTGACCGCGCCATATCACGTCGGGGGTCCACACGACCGCCGACGTGATATGCTGTAGAAGTCCACACAAGGATTCGAGACAGGAGTCACAACACAATGAGCTTCGATCTGAAAATGCGCGGCTACGACCCGGAACAGGTAGACAAACGCATCGAAGAACTCACAGGACAGAACAGCCAGCTCGGCAATCAGGTCAAGACGCTGACCGAGGAACTGGACAGCGCCACCAAGACCATCGACGCCACCAACACCCGCGCCAACAACCTGCAGCAGAAGCTCGCGGAACTCACCGACAACTACCAGAAGCTGTACCACACCGCGACCGCCCTCCAAACAAAGAACCAGGAACTGGAACGGAAAACCAGCCAGCCCCTGGACTACGCCAGCGTCGGCCGGGCCGCCAAGGCGATGATCGACGAGGCCACCGCCAAAGCCAAGACAGTCCTGGACAACGCCAAGGCCGAGGCCGAGCGCCTGACGCGCGAAAGCGAGCAGAAAGCGTCGGAGCTCACCGCCACCACGCTCGAAAAATCGAAGCAGCAGCTCGCCGACGCCGCGCATCAGGCCGAACAGGCCGTCAACACCGCCAAGACGGAGGCCGAACGCATCACCACGACCGCCCGCAAGCAGGCCGACGACATGAAGTCCGAAGCCACCGGACGCGCCGACAGGGAGCAGCAGCGCCTGGAGGGATACCGGGCCAGCATCAACGCCATCCGCGAACAGGTCGAGGAGATCGGAAGGATCATCGACTCCGGCGCGACCACGACACGGGCCAGCCGTCCGGCGCCCATGCCCCAGGACGCCCCCAACCTCGACATGGGCGACGCGACCATCGCCATGAAACCGACGAAGACCACGGACGCGGAAGACGGGAACCCCGCGGCGCCCCGCCTCTGACGCACAACGCCAAACCACATCCAAAAACAATCATAACCATATTTTTTTACGTCTTCCGCGTCATTTTGGCTACCATGGAAGACGATCCGAAGAACAAAGGAGAATCCATGCGAGAAGAAGAAAACCACGCCCCCAACCTCATCAAACGGGTCGGCACGGCGGCGGCGGTCACGGCGCTCACGCTGGGCACCGTCGGCGGCGCCACCATCACCGCGCTGGCCGACACCACCACCCCCGGAAACGGCGGCACCACGCCCACCACGCCCGAACAGCCGGCCACAGACCGCACGTACACCGTCACCGTCGGCCAGACCGGCGTCACGCTCAAGAAGAACGCGGAAGGCGTCTACGAGGCCACCCTCGACGGCTACAAGGGAATCCCCTCCGACACCCTGACCGCCACTACGACGGACGACACGGGCAATCCGATCGCCATAACGATCAAGGGCACCTTGAATACCGCTGAGGACACGACCGTCATCGGCGTGGTCAAACAGTCCGGATCCATCACCTACACCGGCGCCGGCGCGGACACCTCGGACGGGCAGCCGGGCGACAGGCTCCAGCTCACCGTCAACTACGCGCAGACCGTCGGCGAGAAAGTCACCCTCGGCAAGGACGACGACAACACGGAGTTCAAGGGCGGCAAGGCCACGGCCAAGGACGCCACGCTCGACCTCAAGGACAAGCCCGACCGTGAGGACATCACCCTGAGCGACGGCACCAAACTCCCGATCACATGGGGCAAGGCGGCCCGCACGCCCGACACGGAAGGCAACAGGATCACCGTCACCCGCACCGGCAAGGCGACCGGCACGGTCAGCGTCGACAAGGACGGCGCGAAGGCCGAATGGCCCGTGGAAGTGGACATCAAGGCCGTCCGCTACAACACGTGGGCGGGCACCGTCAACAAGACCACCAAGCCGTTCACCGTCAACAAGGACGGATCCCTCACCCTCGAATACGACACGATGGACGCACTGCCCGGCGACATGAGCGTGACCGGAGGCGACAGGAACCTCACCATCATCCCCAAGATCGCCAAGAAGTCCAGCGCCACGACCGACAAGCTCGGCGTCATCAGCGTGGCCGGCCAAAGCGAATACGACAGCCCCGCCGAGGGCGACCAGCCCGCGTTCAAGGCGGCCGCGTCGTTCGCGTACACGGTCGGCAAGGAGATCACCATCAAGGGCGACGGCGGCTTCAAACAGGACGGCGGCAAGTACACCGCCTCCTACGACAAGTTCACGCTCGACAACCAGAACAAGCCCGACGGCAACGACATCGCCCTGAGCGACGGCACCAAGGCCACCGTCAAATGGGACGACAAGACCACCACCGTCGACAAGGACAACGGCAAGGGTGGCACCGCAGTGTACGTCCGACTGCACGGCACCGCCACCGGTGTCATCGACGTGAAGGACGAGGCCACCGGCGAACACCAGCAGGAAACCTACCTGATCGACGTGACCGCTGACCGAGCGCAGGACAAGAGCCTCAACATGCTGACCGTCACCCGTACCGACGCGAAAGGTGGAAAGGCCAGCATCGACATGCCCGGATTCGACCCGGCCAAGCACGAGTACACGCTGGAAGCGCTCCCGTACAGCACGATCGGCGACGCCTTCACGCTGAGCGCCGACACCGGCGTGGACGCCACCGTGTCCAAGCCGACCCTCACCCTCGGCGCGGGGTCGGAACGCATCTTCCACGTCACCGTCAATGATGTGGAGTACACGGTCAACGTGCCGTTCCAGTCCGCCGACATCAAGGCCGACAGCAAGGCCAAGCTCGAAGGCATCTACGTCAACTACACCGGCGCCGCGACCAAGGGCCAGCTAATCGACAACTGGAACCCGAACCGCCTCGACTACACCATCACCCTCGGCGCGGACTCGAAAAGCCCGTACGTGCTTCCCGTCGCCCCCGAAGGCGTCAGCATCCAGGCCGGCGACGTGACCCAAAGCGCCCAAAGCTCCAAGCAGGCTTGGACAGTCACCTACGACGCGACCGGCGAAAGCCGCACGTACACCGTCACCGCGAACCGACCCGTCAAGACCGCCGTCACCGAGTTCAAGCCGGCCGACCCGATCAGGCAGGACGGCACCGTCGAACCGTCCGACGACCAGGATGCCAGCCTCGCATCCCACGGGTACGTGACCGCCGACGGCAAGTACACTCCGGTGGAAGGCGAAGAGTACACCATCCCCGAAGGCGGCACGTTCAGCTACGAGCCGAAGATCGGGCAGTCCGCGACGGTCAGCAGCACCCACACGGCCATGACGTACGAGTACACGGTGACCGTGCTGCCGAAGGACATGACAGGCTATCCGAAGCAGCACACGTACAAGGTTACCTATCTGACGAAGGCCACCCACGCGGCGCAGCTCACCGGCATCGGCGTGGACGGCAAGCTCATCGGCGGATTCGACCCGGCCAAGCACGAGTACTCCACGCAGGTCAATGACCCGAACGAGTGGGTCGTGAGCCCCCAGTACGACAAGACGGCCGGAATGTCGGTCAGCACCGTGAAGAAGGGGGCGGACGCGACCATCACCGTGACCAGCGGAGACGGTCTCGTGTCCACGACCTACCGGCTGCACGTCACCCGCAAGCCGTTCGGAGGCAAGGGAACGGTCGGCGTCGGCGGCCAGCTCGCGCAGACCGGCATGAGCATGGGCGTGATCTCCGGCATCCTCGCGGCGATCGTCGCGGTCGGAATCCTGATCTGGGCGGTCGGCGGACGCTACGCCAAGAAGGGCGAGCACGCCCCCGACGACGAACCCGACGACGCCGCGGCCCAGTCCAACGACGCCGACAAGGAATCCGAGTCCAACCCGGACGACTGACACCGGTCCGGCCGCGACACGGATCGCGGCCGGACACCCCATCACACACAGTCCAGCGGAACCGCGACGAAGCCGACACCGGGCACATGATTCTTCCTTTCCGGCCGGGGACCCTCCTGCAATCGGAACACGGCCGGAAAGGATCTCCAAAAACATTAATAATCGAAATTTTTTACACCATTTCCGTCATCTACACTAAACTGAAAACCGGGCGGCCGCGGCCGCGCTACCATGCGCGCACAACGGCCCAAGACCCTTCAGAACAATCCCAGTCAGAAGACAAGGAGACGGAAATGACAGGCACTACAGCCGGCATGCGGCTACGCAAGGCGGGGACGCTGATCCTCGCATTCGCGGCCGCCACGGCAACACTCGCCATCGGGGCATTCGCGCCCCACGCGCACGCGACCACGGCCGAGGGCATCACCATCACCGCGGGCGAGAACATGACGTTGGGCGGCCGCACGTTCAACGCCTACCTGATCGGCACCTACACGGACATCGTCCAGGCGCACAGCAAGGTCACGAGCTTCAACGTGGTCGGCACCACCGCGTCGAACACGTGGGCCAAGGACGCCATCGCCAAGGTGAACGCGGAGACCACGGACACGTCGAAGCGGATCAGCGTGCCGACCGGCTACGACGAGGCTGGCGCCATCGCCAAGGTGTCCGACGCCGGCACGCTGCGCAAGCTCGCGCAGGCCCTGGCCGCATCGAAGAGCATCCCCGCGGCCGCAGCGGCCGACCGGAAGTCGGACACCGGCACGCTGAACATCAACGTGCCCGATGGACTGTACCTGGTGACCGACTCGAAGGGCCTACCCATGATCCTGGGCACCAGCTTCGCGGGCATCAACCTCGACGGTCAGACCATGGGCCAGCTCGTCGTCAAGAACAAGGCGGTCGAACTCACCAAGAAGATCCTGGTGGACGGCAAGGAGGCGGACGCGGGTTCCGTGACCGTCGGCCAGAGCGCCACCTACCGCTTGCACTTCACCACCCCGAACGCGGGCAATGACGGCACGGTGACCACCGGCCGCATCGTGGACACGCCGACCGGACAGACCTACGTGGACGGTTCCGCGAGGGCCGCCCTGTCCAACGGCACGGACGTGACCGGCCTCATCGACGTGGTGAGGGGCTCCGGCACGCTGCCCAAGAGCGCCGACATCCCCAACCAGAAGGATCTGGCCGTTCCCGCCGGCGGCGTCGGCTTCAACGTGACCCGACTGATCGCCGCGCACCCGAACAAGGCCGTGACCATCACCCTGAGTATGACGGTCACGTCCACCGCGGACGAACAGCACTCGCAGGCCGCCGACGGCTACTTCGACTACTACGACGGCGCGACCCCGCCGGACCCGAACCAGCCGCCGACCCACACGAGCGTGCAGGTCACCACCTACGGTTTCACGCTGAAGAAAGTGTCCCAGGCGGACAAGACCCAGCTGGTCAACAACGCGGGCTTCAAGATCCAGGACAAGAAGACCGGCAAGTGGCTGTCCTGGGACGCGGCCAACAATCAGTGGGTCGCCAAGGACAGTGAGGCCGACGCGGCTGTGCTGCTGACCGGCGACTCCAACCACGACGGCACCGTGGACGCGACGGATGACGTGGCCAAGAAGGGTCTGATCGTGTTCACCGGCCTCGCCGCCGGCGACTACCTGGTCAAGGAGACGCAGGCTCCGGCCGGCTTCACGTCGGCTGCGGCCGCCATGCCGTCCTTCACCGCGGCCGTGGGCACCCAGAACTCGTTCAAGAGTTCCGGTCTGACCGCGGAACTGATCACGCCCGACGGGCAGAATGTGACGGTCGCCAACGTGGACTCGCTGCTGAACCTGCCGCAGACCGGCGGCGTGCTCACCCTCGGCGCGTGGCTGCTGATCGGCGGCCTGTTCGTCGCGTGCGCCATGACGACCGGCGTGTTCGGCGTCAGGCGCCGCATGATGGCCCGCAAGGCCTGACCCCGACCTGGTGTCGGGGATGGGCCGCAAACCATCCCCGACACCCTCTTGTCCACATCCTTTCGAAGGGGTTTTGATGTTCTTCAGCAAGATTGTCGCCGCACTGGTAGCGGCGGTCGTATTGGTCGTGGGCGTCGCCGCACTGGTAGCGGCGGCCGCAGTGGGCGCGGGCGTCGCCCACTGGCATCATCACGACGCCCAGCACGACACCGGCTTCAAGGCGTACAGCATCCGCCACGAGCACATCGACGGCATCGCCGCCTGACATCCACGGAAAGACAGCGGGAGGGACAACGCCCCTAACGACGCGCCCCTCCCGCGACCACCATTCTCACAAGGGAAGAAGAATGACAATACCCATCATCAAAGCGATCGCCGCGCTCATCGCCACGGCAACGCTCGGCACCGGAGCCACGGGCACGGCCACGGCCGCCGGACTCACCGGCACCCGCACCGACGCCGCAGCGACCACAGTCACCGCCACCGCCGACACCAGCAGCCTGCCCGACCACCTCATCAACGGCACATTCGACTATCCGACATGCCCGGGCGGGAAAGCATCATGCGACGTCGACCCGACTACCGGCTGGGGCGGCTTCTACAAGGACTTCGGCGGCGACAACAAATTCGCCCCCATCGACAACTGGGATCGTTCCAAGTTCGGCTGGGACAGCGATCAGGAGGGCATGCGCCCCGACCAGCAGCCCACCTCGCATCAGAAGCTACAGCATTGCGTGCAGCTGGGCCATGCCAACAACAACAACGGCCAGAAGGTGAACCGCTACGCGGAGATCATCGCGGAGACCCCGACCGGAGCCATCTATCAGGACATCGCCACCGTTCCGGGCGTCATGTACAGGTGGACACTCAAACATGCAAGCGCCAGCACGTCCCACGCCGACAGCATGGCCGTCATGATCGGCGACCCCGGCAAGGAAACCGCGCAGGAGGCCACCCGAACCACCGTCAACGGATACGGCGACAAGCTCGGCAAGGTCGGCACGACCATCACCACCAAGGGGCCGGGTGTCGCATGGGAGACGTATACCGGAACATATATCGCCACAAGTACCGTCACGCGATTCACCTACCGAAGTCTTCAGGGCGACACCAAGTTGCTCCACACGGGCAATTGGATTGATGATGTGAGCTTCGACAAGGCGTACAAGCTGACCTATGACAAGAACGCCAGCGACACGACCGGACAGGTGCCTTCCGACCAGTATGGCAAGGAGAACACCACCCAGCCGGCGAAAACCAACGGCAACGGCAAGGTCAGGCTCGCGTCCGACACGACGGCTCTGTCGGATCACTTGGTCAACGGTGATTTCAGCGTGAACTACCACGACCAGTGGAAGAACACGGATTGGACGAGCATCGACCCGAACAACGGCAGGACGCTGATCACCGCTAACTGGAAGTGGTATGCCATCAATGGCTGGGATAAGGCCAAGTTCGCATGGTCCAGCACGCAGAAGGCCGGCAGCCCCATAGAGCAGAAGGCCAACGCGGTCGAACTCCAATACGACGCGCACGCCGACAACATGTACGCCGAACTCTGCGCCTACGAGGCCGGCGCCGCCATCTACCAGGATCTGAAGACCGTGCCCGGCACCCTGTACAAGGTGAGGCTCAAGCACGCCAGCCTGTCCAGCGCGTATCTCGACAAGATGCAGGTCATGATCGGCGCGCCCGGCCACGAGACCCCCGTCGAGATGACCCGCACCACCGTCAACGGGCACGGCGACAAGCTCAACGAGAAGTCCACCACCATCGCCACCAAGGCCACGAACGGCAACGACCGCGACCACGGCGACCAGTGGGAGACCTACGAGGGCACGTACATCATCCCCGCCAACCAGACCGTCACCCGCTTCACATTCAAAAGCGTCGACGCCCGCAGCCTCAACAGGGGCAACGCGCTCGACGACATCGTGTTCGACAAGGCGTACAGGCTCTCTTACGACAAGAACGCATCCGACGCCTCGGGCAGCGTCCCGTCGAACGAGCGCGGCAAGGAGAACACCGTCCAGCCCGCCAAAGCCAAGACCACGGGAACCCTGCGCCCCGCATCCGATGATGACGTGGCCGCCTACGCCACGTCCAACCTGCCGGAGCAGATTGTCAACGGCGGCTTCGACTATCCATCCGTGCCGTCATGGACGACATTGTCTGAGTCGGGCTCGAACAAATACAACAAGGGTAAGCTGTTCGCCACCGTCAATCCCGGTACCGGCAAATACGGTTCGGGATGTGCCATGTCCACCACAGGCAGGGCTATTCCCAATTGGAACAGGGTGAATTTCGCTTGGAACTCCACCCAGGGAGACGCGCATTATTCCGGCGGCATGAGCTGTGAGGCTGGCAATGTGGAACTCAATTACGATTCCGTCCACCACAACCAGTTCGCCGAACTGACCGCCGACCAGCAGGGTACCGCGATCTATCAGGATGTGAAGGTCACGCCGGGCACCATGATGAAATGGAGTCTGAAGCATTCCAGCGCGACCAGCGCCTATGTGGACAAGATGCAGGTCATGATCGGCGAACCATACAAGGAGACCGCGCAGGAAGCCACCCGAATCACGTCCGAAAACGGCAACAAGGTCGGCGAGAAGATGACCACCATCTCGACCCCGACCACGTCCGACCGCGCGGACAACAAGAAGTGGGATACATACTCGGGCACGTATCTCGTGCCCGACAAGGTCACCACAGTGCGTTTCACCTTCAAATCCATCGCGTCCGCGGAATGGTATTCCGGCAATGACCTGGACGACATCAAGTTCTCACGCTCATACCAGCTTTCCTATGACAAGAACGCATCCGACGCAACCGGTTCCGTCCCGTCGAATCAGCGCGGCAAGGAGAACACCGTCCAGCCCGCCGAGGCCAGGGCCACGGGAACCGTGAAGACCGTCGCGGACGACGATTCGTCCAAGTCGTTGACCGTGAATCCGGGCTTCGACGTGCCGGACTATTCGAAGCTCGATGACGGCGGACTGCACTGGATGTACGTGAGTCCCGCCGAAGGCAAAGCGTGGTCGTATTACGACTACATCAATCCCGCTCAGCCGAAACATCAGGTTGCCGGACTAAGCCAGGCGACATTCGGCTGGCAGGAGTTGACCGGCGGCGACCATAAGACCACCGCGTTCGAACTTCACCGGGAGAAGGACGGCAATGTGTGCGCGGACGTGCATGGCGGCCGTACCTTCGGCCAGACCATCGACACGCAGGCGGGTGTGGCGTACACCGTGAGCATCCGCCATTCGGGTCGCTCCAAGGGCAACGCGGGCAGCGTGCAGGTGCTCGTCGGACCGGACAAGGACCATTTGCGGCCGTTGGAGATGAGCCGTATGAACGTGTCCCGCACCGGCGCGAAATACGGTGACAGGATCGGCAAGGTTGGCACGGTCATCACCACGCACTCCGATTCGGTGGACTCCACCGAGGGCGACCATCCCGCGTGGGACCATTCCGACGATTGGGAGACGTATTCCGGCACGTATGTCGCAACCGGCGGCAAGACCGTATTCGCCTACCGTGGCGTCGACAAGAACGGCAACGCCGTCTCCGGTAACGACTCGGTCGTCGATTCCGTGATCGACGATCTGAGCTTCAAGCTCGCCTACCCGCTCGCATACGACAAGAACGCGCAGGATGCCACCGGTTCCGTCCCGTCCGACACGGCCGCTAACACCACTCGGCTCGCGAAATCGGAGATCGACGGCAAGGTGTCCGACCTCGTGCAGCGCACCACCACGCATGAGGACGGCAGCGTGACCGTCAAGACCATCAACACGAGTACGGACGTGGTGTCCGGCTGTCAGGTCTACTATCCGGCCGGTGCGAAGATCCGTCTTGCCACGCTGGCGAAGGACGATGACTGCTGGGACTCCACTATGTTGACGAGACCTGACGTGGATGGTAGGAAGATGAAGATGCTCGGCTGGTCGGAATCTCGGTACCAGGATGACAACGCTGGTGCTCTCTCAACCATTACGCCGACCGTCACCATGCCCGTGGGAGGCAAGACCGTGTACGCGGTGTGGGTCAGTTCCGGTGTAACCCTCACGTACAATGTGAACACCCCCTCCGAGGGTATTACTCCGCCGGTCACGCCGAACGGCATCACCGTCCCCTACAACACGGTCATCAACGACACATCCGGTTGGAAGACCGGCTCCACGACAATCATCCCCGGCTACCGGTTCCTCGGCTGGTACACGGACCCCAGGGATGTGATCGAACCCACCGACCCCAGATGCGAGATATACCCGACCCTCACCATGTGCCAGCCGCAGACGGTTCCCCTCTACCCGTCCTGGGACAAGGCTCTGACAGCCGACATCACCGTGTACGCGCATTGGGAGCGGGCGGACACCCAGATCATGTATGACGCGAACGGCGGCAAAGGGTCGCACGCGCCCACAGACGGACGCCAGCATTCGACGATCACCACGCCGTCCGACGTGTCCCAGTCGTTCAGTCGTGACGGCTACTCGTTCGCCGGGTGGAACACGAAGCCGGATGGCAGTGGCGTCTCGTACAAGGATGGTGACGGCGTGCCCGTCGAGGATAAGGTCGTCACCCTGTACGCGCAATGGCGGGCGAAGATCTTCGTCATGCCGGAGGCCGGCGGCAAGGGTGGCCCCTCCCCGTTGACCGTCATCCCCGCCGTGATCGCGGGCCTAGCCCTGATGGTGGGTCTGGCTGGCACACGCCGCCGCTTCAAGGCGAGCCGTCAGACGGGCCGTCACGGCCGCTGACCCGCCCCCTGGAACAGGTGCCCCGCATACGGTCCAGCCGGCCCCGGCGCGGGGCACCCCCGTCACCAAGGAGGAGACATTGCGTTTCCCTGATTTCGACCAGCTCGTATCCGTCGCCGGCCGCATGGCGCAACAACGGTCCCGCCGTCGCGCACGCATGATCCTCCAATCCCAACTCGCGTTCACCCTGACCGCGATCCTGCTCATCCTGGCCGTCGGCGCGATGCTCCTGCCGTTCGCCCAACAGGCCAGCATGGACCGGCGGCTCGACGCGCAGGCCCGCCGGGCGGCCTCCACCGCACTGGGCTTCCCGCACTCGTCACGCAGCACCATGATCCAAGCCGCGGTCACGTACAACAAACAATTGCTCGCGGGAGGACAGCCCGTGCTCGGCGAGGAAACCGACCCATGGTCAGGGTCGGACACGCACGGGGATTTCACCGGATCCGACGACCGGGAGTACGAGCGGCTGCTGAGCTTCGACTCGACGGGCGTCATGGGACGGGTCCTCATCCCCTCGATCAGCGTCGACCTTCCCATCCGGCACGGCTCCGGCAGCCAGGTGCTGGAGACCGGCGCCGGACACCTGCATGGCACGAGTCTGCCTGTCGGCGGCGACGGCACTCACACGGTCATCACCGCGCACTCGAACATGAGCACCGCGAGCTTCTTCACCCGCCTGGACGAGTTGAAGGAAGGCGACCCGTTCTACCTGGAGGTCGCGGGCAATACGCTCGCCTACCGGGTGAGCGGCATCCGCGTCGTCAACCCGCGCGGTAAGGCATCCGACTACGATTTCCTGCGCGCCGAACAGGGCGTGGACAAGGCGACCCTGCTGACCTGCACGGGGCCGGGTAACACGAAACGCCTGCTCGTCACCGGCGTGCGCAACCGCATGCCCGACCAGATACCCTACCCGGATCAGGCACCCAAAGACCAGACGGCCGCGCTCAAAGGCACACTCGCCGCATCCGGCACGACCCTGCTCGCGGGCGGCGTCACCCTGCGCACGATCCGCCGACGCCGACCGCCGGACGGACGACACCGGACGGATCCTTTCCACAACCACCGCAACCATTAAGAAGCAGCAACCTTGACGGATTTTTGGCGTGTAAGCCCGGTATTTCAATGCCGGGTCTGCACGCCTTCTCATATGAGGAAGTCAACGGCTTGGTGGTATGTTAGTCCACTAAAAAAACTGGTTCGTTAGTCCACGTTCGTTGGCGTGGATTATCGGACCAGTTTTTCGCGTGGACTAACGTACCTGTTTTTAGTGGACTAACGTACCGTTTTCCCGATCAGTACTCGTCCACATGACCATACGCCCCATACACAGGGTCGAACGACTCCCGCCCATGAGAATCCTCGGCCGGACGCTCCGTCTTGTCGACCCCACTCAATTCAGTACGTGCCATGACAAAGGAAAAGATCTGCAATACGACCAGCAGCAGAAGGAACACCCCGCCTATCAGCGCAATCAGCCCGACAGGATTGAAATTGCCCGAAACCGAGCCGGAAAGCCAGTCCCAGATGCTCCCGGCTTTCACATCGGAAGCATATTCGGGACTGTCCACGCTCATCTCACGACGCCACGCATTGATGCCGGCAAGATAAGGGATATAGCCCAACAGGGGAGCCACGAACGTGGCGATGCTACCGGAAAGCCATGTGACCCACCGGAATTTCCGGTATAATCCAGCGAGGCGGTAAATGAAACGCATACTCCCATTCAACCATGCCGTCTGATTGGTCGACGACTATAAAGAGATATTTAACTAATAAGATATGTCACTATAAGCCGGCCGGGAAACGATGACGCGAGTAGGCCTCAAATCATGTCGAAAAGTACGATACTCCACTAAAACAGGTACGATAATCCACGGAACCGAATACGATACCCCACTAAAACAGGTACGATACTCCACGCTGAAAAGTACGCTAGTCCACGTCGAAAACATCGAACCGGAGCGGATAGTACGATACTCCACGCCGAACAGGTACGATAATCCACTACTTGACTTCCTCCCCTTCCTTACGGAAGGGGATTCCTGTCATCCGTCGGACTCTCTACCCCGCCCATTTTGAGACGGGGTGCAGAAATATTGACTAGTCAAAATTGTGGCAGAACAGTGCGAAACCCGGTACGCTGGTCCACGTGCGCGCATTCGCGGCGTGGACTACCATACCCAAAAAGGATCCAGCGGTGATACGCGCCACTGTTCGCGGAGGAAAGATGGGACTCATGTGTACTGGCGGGCGAATAGTCCGCGGGTCTGATGAACTTGCTGCGTATGAGGCCGGGCTACATCGTGTGGGGCGGGTTCCTGCACGTGTGGGTGAACAAGCGCTTTTGGTGCCAGACGCCAGGTATGGATGACGACATGCGGCATGCGCTGATGGCATTCCTGCTGTGCTGGAGCTGTTCCGTGCGTACAAGGCCTACTATGACCAGCTGCGTCGTGAGGTTCCGGCACCGTATGCGGGTGTGGTGGCATGGCCGGACCAGTGCGACCCGCGTTTCCCGCTGCCGGGCGACCCGCGCCGCGCGAACTACATCCCTATGTGAGGCGGCATCGCAACGGTACGATAGTCCACGCCGAAACGGCGCCGCTGCCGGTCAGGCGCCCAATGCGCGCCGCTCCGCGCGGGCCGGAACCGACGTGGGCGACGGGTGAAGGATCACACCATGCCGGTCGGTGTCCACGCGGACGGCTGGATACACCTCGCGCACCTTGTTCAACGCATCACGGAACTTCTTCTTGAAATTGTTCCGGTCGGTGATGCTGTCCCCGAACCGGTCATGCAGCCAATCCCAATCCAAAGGAAGGTCATGGCGAAGATTCTTCATGGTCCCGGTCAGCCACACGTACAGGTCATAGGGGAGCACGCTTCGCCGTGACAGCAGGATCTGCATGGCCCTCGTGTCGAACGGGGCGCTTTCCCTGGCGAGACGATCCCACACCTCGTCGGTGAGGATGAACTTGGCTCCGCTGAAATCCCGGTTCTTCTCGTTGTCCACGAACCGTACGGCCTTGACCATCTGAACGTTGATGCTGTCGTACATGGAGCCGCCGCCGACGAAACCGGTCTTGCGGCGGATGCTGATATGACAGTACAAAAGCCGGCGCAGCTGATCCTGCAGATTGTTGACGGACTTGCCTCCGCGCGGTATCCCCAACTGCTCGCACAACTGGTACATGCTGGGAATCGTTATCGAATGCGTCTGCGGATCCACCACCGAGCTTTTCGACCGTATCTGCTTCGCCATCCACGCCATGAGCAGGCGCGGGTATTTGCCGTAGGGAAACTCGCGGGAACGGGTAATGCTGTCGATTCCGGCTTCGAGGATGTATTCGACGGTGTTGTTGTCCTTGCTGACGAAATCGGTGCCCTCCGGCGGCGGGGTGGCTGGGAACAGTGTGGATGTGAGGATGGAATGCCCGTACCAGATTTCCTTGCTGTCCGGCTGACGGGATTCGATGTCGGCGAGGGTCGCCGTCCGTTCGAGCGCCAGTTCCAGTTGCCGGGACCGTGCTTCGTCGTTGTCCTCATTGTGCATGTGGGTTATTGTAGCGTTTTTCCCCGATTCCCGACACGCGATGCGGGAGAACGGTTCTGCTGGTTTTGTTGACACCCCAATCCGACGTGATATACTGTAGAAGTCCGCACAAAAAACAACGTGATTCGCCAAAACCGCCACAAGGCGTGAAGGGGACTCCGGCATGTCCGGGAAAACCCCTTCACGTCGAAAGGCCGGGCCATTGAAAACAGAAGAGAGACACATCAGATACTTGGAGGCAACACCAAGCCCGAACGGGCCGGTGGACAAGACCTCCAAAACAGTCACGTCGCATTAGCGACGTGCACGGGGCTGACAGGCTTTCGATGGCCTGCCGGAGACCTTGTGCTACGTGCCGGGGACCGATGGGAGCAACCGTCATCAAACCCATCACCGGAATAAACGCCAACACCGTTTCTTCTCAGCGTTTCATGCTCGCCGCATGAAACCCGACTCCGCCATCTGCCGGTCGAACGGCCGGAGTCGGACAACCTGCGACCGGATTGATCGGACAGTCGGACGATGGATTCGCCCGGCCAGTACATGAACGTCGTCTACAAGCCGTGCGGGTTCGCCGAACGCACCCGTCCACGGATGAGGATCAAGCGTCGGATACGCACGTGATGGCAAGCAATGGTTGACGGCAGGCCAGACCCGAGTTCGATTCTCGGCGGCTCCACGGATTGACATCCGCCAGAAATGGCGGATTTTCTTTTATTTACGGAGGAACAGTTCGACCACTGGGACAAGCGGTTTCAATCGCCGGAAATCCTTGTCCAGAACGCCAACGGCGAACTGTTGGCTGTTCCCGTTCCAATCAAGTAGTTCGGATCAAGTAGTTCGGAATTCTAGGGGATAGGAACAACCCTATTCCCCTAGCTCTCTTTCAAAGGAAAAAGACATTGACAAAATACTTCACTTCCGACACCCACTTCGCCCACCCGTTCGTAGCCGCATTGCGGGGATATGCGAAGACCGGATTCACGTCGGACAATACCATCAAACAACAGGCCAACGAAGCCCACATGCAGATCAAGGACTGCGTCAACTGGTACCAGCATGACACGGACGTGACCGACCACATCAACGAGATGGTAGGGGAGAACGACGAACTCTACATTCTGGGCGACCTATGCAGCGGAGGCGCGTGGAGTCTTCAACAGGCCATCATGCATGTCAAAAACCTGCGCTGTCCTCGCAATAACCGTCATCTGATTCTCGGCAACCATGACGACGTGCTGTACGGGAAGAGCAAGGGCTTCAAGGAGCTGGCCGAGGCGTTCGGTGAGATCGGGCGTATCGGCATGACGGACATCACGGACGGCGAAACCACTATGACTGTGTTCCTCTGCCATTTCCAATGGCGTGAGGACTTCGATCTACCGGCAGTGGATGGCACGGCATCCAATTGGGTGAAGCCGGAGCTTCGACGGTATGCGATTCCTCAAGTGGGAGAGAACATGCGATTGCTGCACGGTCACACCCATGCGAACACTCCCCATGAGTTCAAGAACCACAACGAAATCAACGTGGGATTGGACGCGTGGAACATGCGCCCCGTGTCCGAAGTGGAACTTGTTCGCATGTTTCAGGAGAACTGAATTAAAGAAAGGCTTCGAAAATGACCACTCTGACCATTCTTAGAGGACTGCCCGGATCGGGAAAGAGCACTTGGGCACGCCAGCACGCCGATTCCAACACGGTCATCGTCAGTTTGGACGGTTTACGTGCAATGATGGCGGGAGGCCGTCAGGCATGGCATGAGACCATGAACCCGCAAATGAACAGGCTTCTCGTCCGACAGGCTCACACCATCATCAGCGATCTGCTCGCCAAAGGCGTGAACGTCATCAGCGACTCGCAGCATGTCAACCCGCGATTCTGCGTGGATGAGGTGCGTATCGCCTCACGGCATAAGGCGCATGTCGAAACCGTGACGCTCGATGTGCCCTTGGACGATCTGCTGGAACGCAACAGTAGTCGCGTCGAGAGCGACCGTGTGCCGGAGGAGTACTTGCGCACCCAATACGAGGCTTGGCATGGGTACCTTGAACGTGACAGCCGTTGGGTCAACGTTCGCGCCATGAAGACGGACGGCGTATACCATATGAACCCAGTGGGGGAGAGTGTGATGGTTGACGTGGGACTGCTGTGGGACAACAATGCCCGCACCGTGGCCGACGCCGAAATGGGTTACACAGCGGCCTCAGCCAATGGGCGTGATGCGACTGGTACCGTCCGTTTGGACATGCCGTCGCTCAAGGATGGGGCGAGGTGGACACTGGACAGTTACTCGAAGTGGCTGGAACAGGGTGCGCATACAACCGAAGACGGGTTCGCCAACTTCTCCGCCGACGGGAGCAACCTGCTTGGCATCATGCGCGACTCCGGCAACGTGAACGTCTGTCCAGTCAAAGGCGAAACCGACGTGTACGCCTGCAACTTCAGCCGTGACGCGTTCAAAAACCGGCGTTGGGACGAGTATTCCAGCAAGGCGCGTGGCCTGTTTCTCAACGGGAACGGCAATGTCGTGGCACGAGGCTTCGAGAAGTTCTTCAACCTCGGGGAGAACGAGCAGACCACCCGCGAGAACATCGACAAGCGTCTCAAGTTCCCAGTGCGCGTGGAACGCAAGGAGAACGGGTTCCTCGGCTTGGTGTCCGCACGCGGAGATGGTTCGTGGCGTTTCTGGTCGAAGAGCGGACAGACCGACTACTCGTATCTTATACAACGGCTCTTCAAGGAGACGTTGGACATCGGTCAGGAACAGGCGTTGTGGAACATCGTCCATGATGCCGACGTGACGTTGGCGTTCGAGGTCATCGACCAGGAGTCCGACCGTCACATCATCAAGTATGATACGTCACAGCTCGTGTTCCTGCATGCCATCGGGAACACGGCGGACTTCCATATCGACCATGACGCCGACAAGCTGATCGACATGGACGGGTTCTTCAACCGACCGGAGGTATTGGCCGTCTTCCACTCCGACAAGGAGCGGGAGGAACTGTGGAGCATGTTGGACGAGGAGCGTCATGATTCCACACGTGAGGGCGTTGTGGTGTATGACGCCGACGGGTACATGTTCAAGCTGAAATCCGACTATTATCTTGAGGTCAAGAGCTTGAGAACCATGTTGGAGCGTGCTGTCCTGTATGATAGGCCGATTCCTGCCGAGGACCATTCCGAACGTGCGGAGAAGGCCCGTTGGGTACTGTTCCACGCCAACATGAACCGTCTTGTGTATACGCGCAAGGCGTTCAACGAACGCGGCGTGGATATGGAATATGTCGGCGACTTGCTGAGCAGGGGCAACATGCTGCGAATGGAAGAAAAGTAGTGACTTCTCCCGCTCGCAACATGCGTGCGTGGCTGCGGAATCGTCCGATTCCCGAAAAACATGGGGGCATGCTTCTTTCTCCAGCATGCCCCCATGTTCTATTCGCGTATCACAGGTTCAGGGCATCTCGGCATGTCCACGACCACGGCGCCCCCTGCCAAGCGTTTTCGTGGGCATGCAGGTTACATGGACGCGGTCAGATGGGTGAGCTTCAGCCATCACAGTGATCCCGAGTCGGGCGTGTCCTTGACAGCGGCCACGGTCTTGCGCCAGTGCTTGTCGAAGTCGTCCGCCATCTCCTGCGCTTTGTCGCATGGGCGTAGCCCCTGTAGCAGTGGTTCGAGATTGCATGGGCTGGCATGGTGTACAGTGAAGCCCCAGCGTCGGTCCTCGCCGGTCTCGATGATGCGGACGAACACCGGCCCGCCGCAGAACGGGCAGTCGGGCTCCGCCTGAAACGTCGTGGAACGTCCGATTTTTTCGAGGATGTCCGCGTTCTTCCTGTTTTTGGTCTCCGTCAGCCATTCGCAGAGCGCTGAGTTCAAGTCCACGTCCCAGCAGGATGTGCACCGGCATGCGACGGTAGGGAACGTCTGGCGTCCGATGCTTTTACTTGACACGTGCGGACACTCCCCGCAGTTTGGGCATTCGAACGCCAGTATCCGTTCGTTCTCCTCCCCCTCCCTGCGGATGACGCTGTCGTGATAGTCGGCGCATTGTTCGACGGTCGGAAACCATGCCCACCTGTTCAATAGGTCGTAGTAGTACCAGCGGAGGTCGCAACCGTTCTCGCACGCCAGCCTGACCGCATGGAATCCTATCAACGGCGTACGCCGGACGGATAGGGTCAGTTGGCTCTGGCAGTTCGGGCAGGGGTTTGCAAGTTCGATATGTTTGCTCACTTGTCCGTCTCCTTCTGATCAGGCGTTGGCCAGCGCGCTGACGCGCTGAGGGGTGATGCCGATGATGTCGGCCACGTCGCGCACGGTCATGCCTTGGCCTCGCAGCGCGTCGACCGCGCCGGCGGTGAGCCTGGACGCTTTGGCGCGGGCCTCGGTGGCCTCGCGGCGGGCGGCCAGCAGCTCGTCGATCATGCGCTCGTCCTCCTCGGACAGCTTCGGATCCACCGTCACCATGCCGACTTCCCGGCCGAGCATGCGGGCGGCGTCCCTGACCATGCCGTCGACCTGATCGAGGCGGCGGGCCTGGGTGAACAGGCCGGGGATCTCCGGCACCTCCACGGCCCACCAGTTGCCGGAGCGTTCCGCGACCGCGGTCACGTTCATGGGTTCGCTCATTTCAGGTTCCTTTCGAAGTAGCGGATGATGCCCCGGGCGGTGAGCTCGTTGACCTCGCTGTGGCGGGGCACGGTGGTCTCGATGCCTTGGATGCTGACCTTGCTGTGGTTGCCGCCCTCCGTCCAGATGGCGGTCTCGCCGTGCTCCTTGGCCAGCTTGTTGAGCTTCCGCTCCAGTTCCTTGCGCTTCATAACTATAGTCTACCTCTATTTACTAAACAAGTCAACTCGTGTTTACAGAATGAACGAATGAACGCGGGGAAGGCACTTCCGTGCGCCGGCGCCCACCGTCAATCGCCCGATGTGCGAACTCACGGCGCTTGCTAATGTTTCATTTGGTGTTAAAATATTCACTTAGAAGTTCTTCGGGTGAAAAACCACAAGGAGGAAGCGCATGCCCGACATCGCTCAGCTGGATGAGAAGACAGCAGTTCTCGAGGATTTCAAGCCGGTGGCCGAGGTGCTGCCCGAATTCATCATGGATTGCGCGGCGACCGCGAAGAACGATCTGCGCAAATTGACCGGGCTGGACGACAGTCAGCGTGCGCGCAACGTGGCCTATGTGGCGAACATGTACATGGCCAAGGCTTGGAGGGACTGGCGGCCGGTGGGAGGCTGGAATGTGGACAAATCCGGTTATTTTCATCTCTACAGCGTGAAAACATTCCTTCAGGCGCGTCTTCATGCGGTCGATCCGGTCACGCGCGGCATGCCAAGGGCGAATCATACGCTCGCGGATAAGGCGCGATACGCGCAGCCTGCGGGAAGGCGCCTAGGCGAGATGACTCCCAACTTCCTTGGCTATCCAGATCTGAGCGACGTGGCCCTGACCATCGCATGCGACTACCTTTTCCCCGAAGCGTGCTTCCTCCGCGCGTATAAGCCCATGACCAGGGGCGCGTATGGCGCGAGCGGACGCGTCGCGTACTCGTTCCCGATCCTTAACGACGGGCGTGGTGGTAACGTGCGTGGATGGGCCACCGGGTTCGACCCGACGCCGGACGCCGGCGTCGACATCCTCAGCGGCCTTATGGTCGAGGAGAAAATGAACATTTCATGAACTGAACACTGAAAGGAACCGGCAATGCAAGAGTACAACCCCGAGCGGGTGGTACTGCTTCGGCAAGTCGAGCGCCTGACGCAGAAAACGATCTCCGAGAAAACGGGCGTATCCCAGGGCACCCTGAGCAAAATAGAGAACCGGCAGGTCGAACTCACCGCTCCAGTCGTCTCGAAAATCGCCGCCGCGTTCGATTACCCCGTCAGCTTCTTCGAAGAGGCGACGGGTGCCGCAGCCATCACATCGCTGACTTACCGTCACACGTCAAGCACGTCCGTGGGAGAGCTTAACGCGATAGCCGCCGAGTACTCGATGCTGTGCGGAGTCGTGGACCGCATGAGCGCCAGCCTCGGGCTCCGTTCCAAGACGACGTGGGTCGACGCCATGGCGCTCCGCGACGACCCGGACGACGCCGGGGTGATCGAAAGACTGGCCGAAAAAACAAGAAACAGCCTCGGGCTACCCCCCAACGGGAACATCGGCAACCTGACCAGGGCGCTCGAACGAGTCGGCATAGTCGTCGCCCCGCTCCACAGTCTGACCGCAAAACAAAAAGCCAACCTCAACAGCGACGGCGTCACCATGCCGGCAAGGGGCATGAACCTCATGCCAGTGATCGGATACGGCATACGAAACAACACAGGAGACAGGCTCAGGTTCACCATAGCCCACGAACTCGGACACCTGCTGCTGCACAAATACCGCAAACCGGCCACCTATCGGGACATGGAACGCGAAGCGCACCGATACGCAGGAGCCCTGCTGATGCCACAGGCTGACGCCAGAATCCTCCTCGGCGACCACTTCATGCTCTCCGACCTCGCACGGCTCAAAGCCTCATGGGGAATGTCCATCGCATCAATGGTCAGCAGGGCCAGCAACCTCGGCCTCATTGACGCCAACCGAACACGATCCCTCCAGATACAAATCAACTCAAGAGGCTGGAGAAAACAGGAACCGGTGCACGTCGGAGACGAACACCCCGTCCTCATGCGGCAAATCATGACAGCCAAATACGCCGGCAAAACCCCCGGCCTCGGCATCGACAGCCTCACTGCGGAAAAAGAACTCAAAGTCCCATTCCGCTACCTCGACCAATGGTCGGACGGCCTCAAGGAATACGGCGCCGAACTCGGATTCTCATCCAAAAGATTCGAACCGGAAACCGCACACATGGCATAACCGACAACACTACGGAACCGCCCCGGTGCTCATCTGCGCGCGCCGGGGCGGCTTTAGCGTTACTTGTTTATCCGACTATTCGGATCCATGATTTTCCGTCGCTGTTCTCTATCATCTTCTTCGCGCCACTGCGTTCGAATGTGGCCATGTATGCATGATGAATGGTTAGAACTACGTCCTGCAGTTCAGATTCCTTCTCCAGATCTTTGATGGCGAGTCCGTGTTCCTTGGCACTTGCCGCGGTGATATGACGATTATGCATGGCCGAATTAGCATGTGTGCCGAGCCATTCGGCCACCTCTTTCGCTTTTTCTTCGGCGTCTTCGCATGAAGAGAACATGTTCGTTTCGAGCCATTCGGCCACCATTGCCTGGGATGCGTCCACGGCTTTCTGGCAGTCGCCTAGATAAGTCGGCGGGTATTTCCCGATGATTTGCGACCACATGGGTATCGATCCAGGGTTTTCCGTAGTTTCCCTGACCGCCTGATTGAATTCCTCGATGACGCCGCCCGCCGGGCACCCCATTAATTGCGGATCGGTAGGACCTATCGACGATTGTCTTCCCATGTATATCTCCTTGCAGGAGCATGCGATCATGGTGCCGGCGGACATGCAGAGGTGCGGGACGAACGCGACTATGTCCGTGTCGAAGCATGCGCGCAGATAATTCACGAGGTTTTCGGCGGCGGCAAGGTCTCCGCCCGGCGTGTGCAGGATAAGATCGAGCCCTTGTTTACGATCAAGACCGTGGATGTTGGTCATGAACCCTTCCATATCGGAATCGCTCAACGCACAGTACGGGCTTCCCTGCATTCCCTGCAGATCCTGAAGCCACCCGGAGTAATAGCAGATCACGTTCCGTCCGCGTAATTCAGATAGTTTCCGTATGTATTCGTCTCGAATGTTGTCGAGCACGCCATTGGGGTGGTTATCGACGTTTCCGATGATCTCGTCCCATGAAGGCATCGGTCACACTCCAGCATAGGTACGGGTGATGGCGGGGCGATCGTCGCGGTATACCGTCGGCCATGTGAACGTGGTCCTAGCAGGGGTAAACGGCACATTGTCACGTCGAACGATTTTCTCGTATTGGGTCATAAGCCGTTCGATTTTCTTCTGGTCGGTTGTGCTCGTCATAGCCTGCTCCCTGATTAGTTTGTTGCCACCGCAGACAGGCCTGCCGCAAAGGCTTCTTGTAAAGGATGAGGACGAATCCTCGGCGAGCGCTTGGGATCCGTCCTCTTCTCCAAACTCGTCTCAGCCGCACTGCCAACGTGTCTGCGTTATGGCTTTACAATACCCGACCGTTTTTGTCAAGTCAACGGCGCCGTTCTTGCAGGACCGTCTCTCGACTGCAATTTCAGCGGTCCTTCTGCGTGTCGAATGTGCACGAATGTGGATAAGCGCATCACGCCAGGTCGCGGACGTTTTCCCGAACATCGGCAGTTTCCGCACTCGTTTGTTACTCATTGCCGACACCGATCGCCTCCCTGGCCTCGTCGGCGAGCGCGGCGAGGGTTTCTGGTGTCCAGTGGGTGTAGCGGGCTGTGGTGGTGATTTTGGCGTGGCCCATGATGGCTTTGCGGGCGTCTTCGGGTGCGCCGGTTTGGGCGAGGTGGGTGCTGAAGAAGTGGCGTGCGGCTCGCATGGTGACGGGTGGGAGTCCGGCGTCCTGGAGTGCGCGTTGCCAGCGGCGTCGTTCGACGTTGCCGGTGAGTGGTTGGCCGTGGCGGGTGAAGATGAGGTCGTCGGGTGCGCATTGGTGTTTGTTGGCGAGTTCGAGGAGTCTGAGCCATGTTCGGGTGTCGAGGGGGATGAATCGGATGCCTTGTCTGGTTTTGGGTGGGATGAGCCAGAAGTTGCCGGTGATGTGGCGGG